ATTCCTCGCCGCCCAGGCGGATCTCGGCGAAGTCCACGCGCGTGTCGTACATCGCGTCTTCGGCGAAGGCGACGGCCTTGGTGGTGGCGAGCTGGTCGTAGAGGTCGAGGTCGGCGAGGGTCTCGGGCATTGGCTCGTGCGGGTACGCCGCGTCGAAGCAGCCGCGGCTGATCGTCTTGCCGTGCTCGTCCACGAAGCACTCGCCGGTCCAGCTGGCGACGGCCAGCGGCAGCTCGGCCAGGTTTCCGTTGGAGTCGCGGCCGAGCGTCACGAGGCGGTAGGTCACGCCGAAGACCAGGTCCGCCTGGCTGGTGATCCGTTTCTGCTGGTAATCCATTTCCGCTCCCGTCGTGGTTGATGGGAGCGATTGAACACCGTACGGTGTATGCGTGTCAACACCAAACGGTGAATTCACGTCGAAATAAAACCCGGCGCTGGGCCGGGTCGTTTCGGGCTGGATTGTGGTAGGCGGGCGCCCGCTCTCAGGTTTCTGGCTTGGCGGCCCGGCAGGACACTATCATCGTTCGGTTATTTCTGGGGACCGCCACAATCACTCCTCCGACAGGTGCAAAGACCTGGCCGTCCTCGCTCTCCTGGGATATCACGTCGTAGCCGCTTGACTGGCATATCTCTCCGGCCTTTTTGAAGCAGACCGGCCATCCCCCGCCGCCGCCTGAGCAGTCAAGCGCGTAAGCCTCCCTGCCGTCAGGCGCGTACAGTTTTGTGATTTGCTCAGGCGCGCTAGCGCAGGCCGCCAGTGCAGCTAGCATCACAGTAATGGCTGACTTATTTATCATACTCGGATCCCTCCCGTGTTGTTCAAGCTCTGTATCGTCGTTTTTTTCTCGCCCTGATTTGCAGGATCGCTTCGTAGGCTTCCCGTTTGCTGGCGTCGTCCAGATCTGAATACAGCGGCTGAATGTCCTCGGGGACTCGCGGTTCCTTTTTCGGATCCGATAGCAGCTGGCTGTTCCTGATAGACATCTGACCGCGCAGCAACCGGGCGCCATCCTCAATGATCATGGCGGCCTTCTCGCCAAAAGACTTTCGATCCCCGACCAGGTCGTTGATGTATTGCGGCTTGCGCTCACAGTCCCGCGCCAGAGCTGCTGCGTTGTTACCGTATTGACGCATGATCAGCGCTTTTAGGTTCGCGATCCGCACCTGTTTGAGTTCTTCGAGTTGCTGGCCGTCCATCCCATGAATGCTAGGCGGCTTACACCGTTTGGTGAATTCCCCGTTTGGTGTTGCATCAATCAACACCGTATGGTGAAGTGTCGGAATGGAGCTCAAAGAATTCCTCAAGGGCAAGTCCCTGGCTGAGCGTGAAAGCTTTGCCGTGCGCTGCGGCACGACGCTTCGGCACCTCAACAACGTTGCGTATGGCTGCAAAACGTGCGGCGAATCGTTAGCGATCAACATCGATCGCGAGTCGGGCGGCGAGGTGTCCTGCGAGACGATGCGCTCCGACGTGGACTGGGCATACCTGCGAGGTAAGACCGAGCGGCCGCTTTCCACAAACACCGGGACCCACGGCTGACGTGGCCTTCCCATGACTACCCCCTCGATCTATCCGCCCATTCCGAACTGGGCTGTGGTTGTCCCCTACATGGAGCCACGTTGCGCCCGTCTCCAAGCGCTGACAAGTGCGTTCTGTCAAGCCGCGAGTACGCAGTTTCCGACTGTCGGTCGGTCGACACTGCGGGTAAATGAAATATTTTTCTGTGAGGGTAAACATCGGGATCTGTGTTCCTTGTTTTGCACAGCTTACGCAGCTGACGGCAACAGGGATGCGCGCCGTGAAAAATATTCCCGTTCTGTCGTGAGGGCGTTGACAGGTCAACACCAGTCGTGCCACGCGCGGCGCGCGATCCTTTGTTCCAAGAATTTGAATTGCTGGGTTGGTTCTGGGTGCATACAGCGGCAATCAATCACGCGTATTGAACCCTGCGCGAAGGTCCGCGGAGATAGATCTGACCAGCCCGGGAAAGCAGCGGGCGCCTTCAATCTTGTCTGCGGCCCCATGCACGGCGGATTCACGCGGCCGCCTGCGCCGATGACAGCAGCAAGCGGGCAGGGCGCCCTTTATTCACCGACATCCAATTTCGAGCACGGCACGGCTGAGACGTCCGGCTCTGTAGACAAGTTCCAACAACCCGAATCCAGTGTCCTCGGCCCTGCGCGCAGTCGACGGTCGTGCACCCGAGGGGCGTCCCAGGCGCCAACGCAAACAACATCGACAGCCCGCGGAGGACATGACCACCGACCCCTGTCGGTGCATCTTCCGGCCTCGCGGCGGGCCTCTCTACTCCAACAACAAGGTGCGCAATGAGCGTCAGCTATGGCGACCATCTAACCGGGCGCAGCAACCTCTCGCGCATGCACTGCGCTCCCTGCGGTTGCGAGACCCTCCACAAGGGCGACATGTGCGTGCACTGCAAGAGCGTGCGCGAGCCGGACCTCGGGCGGCAGGTGCAACTGGATTCGCTCAACGTGTATCGGCTCGGCGTGACGCGATCGCCGGCGCAACTCGCGAACTGCAACAAGAAGAAGCTCGGCCGGCCGCGCAAGGTGCACTCATGAGTCACGCATTGCCGGTGAGCATCCGCCCCAAGACCCACCGCAACGACAACATGTGCCCTTGCTGCGGGACCCAGGAGCGCGAAGGCGGAGCCTCCTGGTGTACCCCTTGCCGGCGAGAAAAGAAGCGCGTCCATGAGGCTCGTAGGCGTGAACGCAAGAAGGCCGGCATCGGATCGGTGATGCCTCAGCGCGGGCGGCGATATGCGGCTGGCAGTGAGTGCAACTGCGGCAACAGCGCGTGCAACGGCATGCAGTGCGAGAGGGCGAGCGCATGACTCGCCTCACGCCACGTCAACTCGAATGCTTGGAGCTCGCGGCACAGGGGCTGTTGAGCAAGCAAATTGCCGCTCGCCTCGGCATCGCCGAGAGAACGGTCAAGTCTCATCGGTACACAGCAATGCGCGCGCTGGGTGCCGCTACGACGACACAGGCAGTGGCCATTGTCACCCGTCGGTATGCGGACGGGGTGTGCTCTGTGGTCGCGAGCGAGCCTGAGGCGATCGTTGTCATCGGGAGAGCGGCATGAAAGGGCTTGCGCAGTGAATTCAAAGCAGCCCTTCATGCCCTTCTTCTTCGGTGATTTCCTCGCCGCCACCGCGACGTGGGATGGCGAGGAGCAGTCGCTTTACATGCTCCTGCTGGCCTACCAGTGGAGCAGCGGCCCACTCCCGAGTGATCCAGCCAGGATCGCCAAGATGTGCCGGTATGAGCGCAAGCGATTCGATGTCCTCTGGGGGACCGTCAGCGCCAAGTTCGCGCTCACCGCCAAGGGCTGGATCAACGACCGGCTCGAGCTGCATCGCGAGCGGGCAAAAGAGATATCAAACAAGCGGGCAGCTGCTGGAGCAAAAGGCGGTTCAGTGCCAAAGCAAAAAACGGGATCTGTTTCAGCAAAGGTGGTCAATTTGCCAAAGCAAACGGGAAGCAATTGCTTAGCAAATGCTTCACTTTTGTATAGCCATCCAAACCAAACAAGAGAAGAGGTCAGAGAAGAAGGCTTCCAAGGGGGAGGTGACCTATGAGGGAACCACTGACGGTAGGGGGTACCTCGCAGGGTGGTTTGCACCTCCCTCCTGGAGGCCCTTCCGAAATTTCGCCGCGGCCGCGTGACGAAAATTTCCTGGACGACCTGCCGGCCGTCGCCAGCATCCTGCGCGACTACCAGCACCAGCTCGTCGGGGATGCCTCGCGCGCCATGCGCCGGCATCGACGGCTGTGCTGGCAGGCCCCGACTGGCTCAGGCAAGACCGTGATCATCGGCGCCGTCGTGGCTGCAGCCATAGCCGCAGGCCTGCGGATCTTGATCCTGGCCACGCGCACCAGGCTGGTACGCCAGCTCCACGACAGGCTCGACGCTTACGGCATTCCCCACGGCATCCTGGCCGCCTCCATGCCGGGGTATGTCGCCTGGGGCAAGCCTGCCCAGATCGCGAGCGTGGACACGCTGTACCGACGCTGCATCGCCGACCAGCGCATGCCCATGCCATCGGCTGACCTGGTGATCTTCGACGAGGCGCACCTGGCCCTGGGTGCGAGCCGGCAGAAAATTCTCAACGCCTTCCCGGATGCCTGGATCTTCGGATTCACCGCGACACCGGCCAAGACCAGCGGCGCATCGCTGCGCGACCAGTTCGACGAGCTCATCCTCGGCCCATCGGTGACCGACCTGATCGCAAGCGGCAACCTGGTCAAGCCACGCGTGTTCAACCGCCCGGTGGTCAGCGCTGCCGAGCTCAAGGCCGTCCGCAAGGATGCGAAGTCAGGCGACTACGCCAACGGCGAGCTCTCCGCGGTGATGTCGCGCCCGAAGCTGGTGGGCGATGTCGTGCAGAACTGGCTACGCATCGCGAACTGCAAGCGCACGCTGGTGTTTGCTTGCGACAAGGCACACGGCTCTGGCCTGGTGGACCAGTTCCGTCAGGCCGGTGTGCCCTGCGAGCAGCTGACCGACAGCGACGATGAGGCGACGCGCGAGGAGGTCATTGCGCGGCTCGAGCACGGCGTCACGCAGGTCGTGGTGAACTGTTTCTTGCTGAGCTACGGCATCGACATTCCCGCGGTCGAGTGCGTCGTGCTCGCGCGTCCCACGCGCAGCATCGTGCTGTACCTGCAGGCGATCGGTCGCGGCATGCGCCCCAGCGCCGGCAAGGACGTCTGCCTGGTCATCGATCACGGCCGCGTCGTGGAGAGCCTCGGCCCGCCCGCCTACGATCGCGAGTGGTCGTTGGATGATCTCAACGCCAACAAGAAACAGGCCGAAGAGTTCGCGAAGCAGCGCAACTCCGCGAAAGAAACAAACCGCGACTGCCCCGAGTGCGGTTGCGCGTGGCTGGTCTCGGAGGAGGGCAACAACTGTCCGCATTGCGGCTGGCAGCACCAGGTGCGCGCGAAGGTCATCGAGGTGCAACAGGCCGACTTGGGCGCGGGTGTCGAGGACACGGCGGACTGGGCGAGCATCGATCGATTCCACGCCGAGGCGTGCTCGTGGTACCGCGATCGATGGCCGGAGCGATGGCAGGCGAAGCAGAGTTCTGGCCGATTCTGGGCCTGGATCCAGTGCCGAACAAAGTTCAAGAGGCCCGAGGATGAGCGCATCCCCTCGCGGTACTGGCGCGCCGATCCACGAGAGTGCTCGGATGAAACTCGCGGCTGGCTCAAGTCGCAGATGATCCGCTACGCCAAGTCAAAGCGCGAGCAGCCCGCATGACCCTCCCGCGCTTCGATGTTGTTGGAATGCACCAGCGCCTGGGACCCCAAGGCTGGCGCGACACGCTCGAGCGGGCCGGCATCGCTGCGGCGCATCTTCGAAACAAACACGGCGCATGCCCGATCTGCGGCGGCAAGGACCGCTTCCGTTTCGACAACAAACGCGGGCAGGGAAATTGGATCTGCAACCAGTGCGGCTCAGGCGATGGGTTAAAGCTGCTCATGAAGGCTCAGGGACTGACGTTCATCGATGCCTGCAAACTCGTGATGAGCTTGGCCGGCATCGAGCAGTACGACGATGCGCCAACGGTTCCTATTCCGCGCGTGCCATACGTCGAGCAACCCATCGCAGCACCGACACCGCGGGTGCGCACGCTGCTCAAGCAAAGCTGCCCGATCGAGGACTGCGAGCCCGCGCGTCGCTACATGGAGTCTCGCGGACTGTGGCCCTTGCCGCCGATGCACAAGCTGCGCGCACATCCCTCGGTCGACTACTGGCAGGAGGGCGAACGCATCGGCCATCACCCGGCGCTGCTCGCCGCGGTGCGCGATGTGGGCGGCGAGGTTGTCACTGCGCACGTGACGTACCTGCAGCAACACGGCGCAAAGATCGAAACACACGAGCCGCGCAAGATCCTCTCAGGCATGCAGGGCAGGGCGGGGTGCGCGGTCCGGCTGATGCGAATCGATGGCGAAGTGCTCGGCATTACCGAGGGCATCGAGACCGCGTTATCGGCAGCAAAGTTGCACGGTGTGCCTGTGTGGGCAGCGCTCAACACTTCGCTGCTCAGCAAGTTCGATCCGCCGCCTGGCGTCACTCGCGTGGTGATCTTTGCTGATCGCGACATCCCGGGAATGGATGCCGCTGCGAAGCTCATGCAGCGCCTGCAGGGGCGAGTGCTATTCGAACTATCCATGCCTCACTGCGATGACTGGAACGATGCGCTGCTGGAGCGTATGGCATGAGCCAGTTCCATGGACCAAGGGCGACTGTGATGCCCGGCACGCTCACCGCGCCTCCGGATGCTCAGCCAGGTATCGCATGGAGAGCAGCACTGTGCGCGGCACCGCGTGATCACCGCTCAGCCAGTACTCGACCATGCGCTGGGTTCGATCGAGCGCCTGAGCAGCCTCGCGCTGGCTCATGCCGCAAGCTGCGATCAGGTCTCGCAGCTCCTCGGCGGGGGATTTCTTGCGGGTCACCACGCGTTCCTCGGCAATGGGGCCCAAATATTTTCCCACTCTCCGGGTTCCTTTCGGCCCCGGCGTCGGTTGACAAACATGTGCCAGTGCCACGACCCGCAGGGCAGCGGACCGTCATGGAGGGTGCGCGCCCGGGCCTGCCACAGCGCTATGCGAGCCGTGTGGCCAAGGGCTCTATTCTCGAGATACGCGAGCAGCAAGCCTCGGGTAATGGTGTGTTTGGGGCTCATGGATTATTCCTCGATTTCCGATTCCTCTTCCTCACTCAGGTCCTCGCCGACCTCGAGCGTATCCATGTCCTCCTGCGTCGCCATCCTGGTGCTACCGTCGTCGCAGTAGACGATCGGCCCGAAAGATCCGTGTCTGATGATGTCCATGCTGCTCTCCCGTTTCCCGGTCCGCGTGATTGCTTACCGTGGAGAGACTGTACCGCAATCATTTCGGGGCCGCAACTGTTTCGGCATAGGTGGTTCCCGCAATGAGCGCCACAAAGCAAATCGGCGGCACCCTCGGCATCGCCGAAACCTCGATCCTCGGCAGCAGCATCGCGTGGTCGATCTCTCGCAGTGATGGCGCGCCGACCGTGCTCACCTCGATCGCCAGCTTCGACCCCGATGCGATCGACCGCGGCTACGTCATCCGCTCGAGCGGCGACAACCCGCGCTACTGGACTTCCTTCGCACCAGGCCGCGTCGAGCTCGCCGCCGGCGCCGGCGACTTCGGCCTGGCCAAGTGCATTCGCGCTGCGGAGCGCCACCTGAGTTCCAACAAAGTTTCTTCGCCCCAACGCTAGGAGTTTCCAACGATGACTAGGTATATAGACAATGTTCTTTGAAGCAAAATCCATCGAAGAGTGCGGCGCATTGCCGAAAGCAACGCCGACCCAATCCATCGAGCAGGAGATCCAGCGCAAGGGCCTGACTGCGCCACGGGTAACACCGGAGCGCATCGAGAGCGTCATCGCAAGCGCCCACTACTTCACGGCATTGCAGGGTTCTCGCCTGGCCGCTCTGGATGCGCTCGCCGATGGACAATGCGTGCCGAGCTGGATTGCGCCCCTTGCGCCGGAGCTTGGACTGCTGACCTTCTGCGTGCTCGTGCTGAGCAACGGCTTCACCGTCACGGGCGAAAGCGCCTGCGCATCGCCCGAGAACTTCGATGCCGAGATCGGCCGCAAGATTGCTCGCGCAAATGCGGTCGCCAAGATCTGGATGCTCGAGGGCTACTTGCTGCGGCACAAGCTGCACATCAAGCAGCAGCTCGAGCTTCACCCCTGCGGCGACTCGAGCGCCGAGCAGCTCTCCCGAGACCTCACCGAGCAGGCGCGCTCAGAGTCGCTCGGCGGCTGAGCCCAACACAACAACCAGGAGTTCCAACAACATGCGCATCGAGATCAACAGCATCGGCCAGGTCGGCAAGTCCCTCACCGTCAAGCGCACCAAGGTGGATGACGATGAAGTGGTGGTCGCGACCCTCAAGTTCGAGGATCTCTTGGTGGATCGAGAGACCATCGACGGGCTGTGCTACCAGCCCGATGGCTGGGCGAACCTCGCGTTCTTCGATGAGCTCGGCGCGCCCCGCATCAGGCTGGTGTTGGGCCTGTCCAAGAAGCTCAAGCTCACCGCGACGGGCGCGATCAAGGGCGTGAAGAAGGGCGAGGCTATCAAGCTCACCGAGGCCGAGCTCACCGACATCGAGCTGCACCTGCACGACAAGGGCGCGCTGATGTGCGGGGCGCTGAGCTGGCAGGTTGCGGGCGATGAGGTGTCCGACCTCGAGCCCCTGCTCGGGCGCACCTGCACGGTCGTTGCAACGATCTCGGACGGTGGGCAGCAGCCGCTGTGGGGCGCGGCGACGCTGGCGGCGCGGCGTGACACGGAGGTCAACTGATGCGCATCGTCGTCTACGGTACGCCAGCTCCTCAGGGCAGCAAGAAATTCGTCGGCCACGCGAAGAGCACCGGCCGCGCGATCATGGTCGAGAGCTCGAAGAAGGTTGCCCCGTGGCGCCGTGATGTTTCGGACGCCGCTCGAGCTGCTCGCAACGGCGCTCCAACGCTCGACGGGCCGCTGGTGTGCCGCATGGTGTTTACCATGCCCAAGCCTGCCAGCGCACCGAAGAAGCGCCAGACCTGGCCCGACAAGAAGCCGGACGTCAGCAAGCTGGTGCGTTCGACTGAAGATGCGCTGGTGGCCGCCGGCGTGATCGCGGATGACGCGCGCATCGTCGAGTACTCGCGCGTCGCGAAGGTGTTCCCCGGCGAGGATCCCGAGGCGCTCGAGGCCACGGGCTGCGTCATCGTCATCGAGCAGCTCGCCGCGCAGCAGCCGGTCAAGCCAGCGGCACAGCGCACGGCGAGTCTGTTCCCGCCATCACCGCTGCAGTTGCTGCCGGAGCCGTTCTGATGTCCACCACAGCCATGATCCTCCTCGGCCTGGCCCTCATCGCCATCGGCGCCGTGCTGGTGGTGTTCGCAGCGATGCCCAAGGCCGGAGATTACGAACCGTGATCCACGCGCCGCAGTACGGCAGGCGCAAGCCTCGAAGTCCAAACAACCAACGACCCAACAACATGCCAAAGAAAATATTCGCCGCGATCATCCTGCTCTCCCTGACCGGCTGCAGCTACATCACCACCGAACTGCGCCACACGAGCCATCCAACGGCAGGCAAGCCCTTCGGACCGCGCACGGAGGAGGACTCGCTGAACACCGTCAACGCCTGCGCAGGGCGTGAGACGGGGGCGTGGTTCATCGAGCAGTGCCTGGGGTACAAGCTCACCGATGGAGGGTTCTATGGGCCCGGGCTGACGTATGACTTGCGCATTGGAAGGAAGTGGCGTCTGGGAGACAACTGATGAACGTACGCGCATTCGGCGGACTGTTTGCAGATCGCATGTACATGGCGCGCTGCGAGCTGTCCGGCGTACCCCGGGTGCGCGTCTACGAGGTCGATCCTGTGGCGCTCTATGTGCCCGACTACAACAAGCCTCGAGCTCGCGTGATCCCTCGCGAGGAGCGAGCTTGGCATGGCACTGCTGAGCGCAAGCTGTGCCCGCCCGGGTTCGCGGCATTCGGTGGCACGCAGGCACTTGCACTGCGCTCGTTAATGCGCGTGATGCAGGAGCACCGCGACACCGGCAAGGTGGACGGACTTGGGGTTGCGATCCGCGTCGTGCTCGCCGCCATCGAGTTGCGCAGCAAGGCGGGGGCAGTTGCTCATGGCATTTAAGCCTGGAGATCCGAGGAACACCGGTCGCCCGAGTGACTATGATCCGGCCCTGCACCCGCGTGTCGCGAAAGCCATGTGTCGAATGGGCGCGACCATCGCCGAGCTGGCCGAAGAGTTCGGCGTGACCGGTCGCACCATCAACAATTGGAAGATCCGCCACAAGGCATTCCATCGCGCTTGCAGGCTGGCCGCCCGCCCCGCGGATGATCGAGTCGAGCGCGGCCTGTACGAGCGTGCCGTGGGTTACACCTTCGAAGCTGTGGAGATCCATGTGGTCGCAGGCAAGCTGCGACGCGTGAAGGTGTTGAAGCACGTTCCTCCGGATGTGACCGCTCAAGCGAAGTGGCTGCACAACCGCCGGCCCGGCAAGTGGCGCGAGAAGCAGAGCATCGAGCACAGCGGTCCGAACGGCGGCCCAATGTCCCTGGAGACGCTGATCTCACAGACCGGGAATAAGGCCGATGAACCAGCAGGCGAGTGACTCGATCCGGCGCGTGCGCGAATGGCGGCAGGATCCCGTCAAGTTCGTCCGTGACAACTTCAGGGCGGAGCCCGATGCGTGGCAGACCAAGGTCCTGCGTGCGTTGCCTGGAGATCCCAGCAAGGTCACGCAGGCCGTGCGCATCGCGATGCAAGCCTGCGCAGGACCGGGAAAGTCGGCAGTGCTGGCCTGGGGCGGCTGGTACGTGATGGGCTGCTATGCGCGGCCCGGCGAGCATCCCAAGGGCGTCGCGGTCAGCATCACGGCCGACAACCTCAAGGACAACCTTTGGCCGGAGCTCGCCAAGTGGCAGCAGCGCAGCCCCTACCTCAGCGGTGCGTTTGAGTGGCAGAAAGAACGGATCTTCGCCAAGGATCATCCGGAGACCTGGTTCCTGGGTGCGCGCAGCTTTCCAAAGTCGGCCAACCCTGATGAGATCGGCCGCACGATCTCCGGCCTGCACTCGGCGTTCCCGTTCGTGCTGCTCGATGAGTCGGGCGGCATCCACCCGGCGATCGGCCGCGCGGCCGAGCAGGCCATGGGCAACTGCACGATTGGCTGGATCCTGCAGGCCGGCAACCCCTTCAGCCTGGATGGGTACCTGTATCTGTGCGCCACGCGGCTGCGCGATCAGTGGGTGATCGTCAGCGTCACCGGCGACCCGGACGATCCCGAGCGCTCACCGCGTATCGATGCCGAGTGGGCTCGCCAGCAAATCGCCGCGTACGGGCGCGACAACCCCTGGGTGATGGCCTATATCCTCGGCAAGTTCCCGCCGGGTAGTATCAATGCGCTCATCGGCCCAGATGATTGCACGGTCGCAGCGGAGCGAAAGTTCCGCCTTGAGCAGGTCGAGTGGGCGCCCAAGGTGCTCGGCGTTGACTGCGCGCGATTCGGCGATGACCGGACAGCCCTGATCCTTCGTCAGGGTCTGATGTGCCATGAGCCAACGATCTTGCGCAACGCCAAGACCCAGGATATTGGCGGGCGCATCATACAAGCCAAGGCTAAGCCAGGATGGGACGCCTGCTTCGCAGACTCTGCAATGCTGGCTGGCGTTGTCGACTACACGGAGCTTCTCGGCTATACAGTCGTGCCAGTGCCATTCGGCGGGAAAGCAAAGGATTCGAGGACCTTTGCCAACAGACGCGCGGAGATGGCATGGAAGGCTTGCGAGTACCTGAAGGCTGGCGGAGGTATTTGGAATGATCCAGGGATGATTCAGGAATTCTGCGCACACACCTACACATTCAACGGCGAGGGGCAAATCCTGATCGAGAGCAAGGAGCAGGTTAAGGCCAAGATCGGTCGCTCACCTGATCTGTTCGACGCCTACATCCTCACCCACGCCGACCAGGTGCACATCGAGCAGCGCGACCAGCTCGGGCGTGCCATCCTGGAGGACGTGGGGCATGCGGTGATTGACGATGGGAGGTATGGGCTGTGAGCAGTGCCGGACTCAAGCTGATCGAGCGCGAACTGTCTTCGGCTCAGCAGAAGCGCAAGGACCTGCTGGACGCGCGCAACTCCATGCAGGCCCAGGTCGATGAGCACGACTCTCAGATTGCTGAGCATGATCAGGCTATCGCCGATCTCCAACGGGACTGGGAGCATCTGAGCGAATTGGCTGCCAAGCCCGTCGAGCCACAGCCGATGCCGGAACCACAGCCGGAACCGCCAGAGGCTGGCTGATGCGCTTCGCCTACGAGATTCAGCCCGGCGAGAGCATCGCGTGCCTCGGCGATGGCCGCGTGATCGTCGCGCATCCGGATCGGCCGCCAGTGCAGCTCGAATTCGATGATCAGGGCAGGCGTATCTTGACCGAACTGCAGCCCGTGAACCCGCCTTTGCAAATCCAATCTCACGGCCCATAGCATGCCGGCGGACTCCCACGGGACCGACGCATGTGCTCGAGCCGACCAAAGTCACAACCACCGCCGACACCGCCGCCGCCCCCAGAGACGGTGGATCCAACCGTTAAGGCTGCCGGTGAGCGCGAGCGTCGTCGCGTCAAAGGCCAGCAGGGCCAGCAGTCCACGATCCTGACCAGCCCGACCGGCGCGGCAGGGTACGCTGCCACCGGGCAGCAAAAGACCTTGCTGGGGTCTTAGATGCAGCAGCCAGGCGAGAGCAAGCGCAAGGCGTACGAGCGTCGGCTGGCCGAGCTCGTGATGTTTCGCGAACCGCTTATGCACGAGTGGCGTGACATTTCGGACTACTTCTACCCGCGCCGCGTGGAGTCGCTCTACTACGGTGAGCAACGCAACACGCGCAACCGTCGCAACACCAAGATCATCAACACCACGAGCACGATGGCGCTGCGCACGCTGGTGTCGGGGCTGATGTCTGGTGCGACCAGCCCCGCGCGTCCCTGGTTTCGCCTGTCCACACCCGACCCCGACATGATGGAGTTCGCCCCGGTCAAGCGATGGCTGTTCCACGTGGAGCGCGTCCAGCGTGATGTGCTCGCGCGGAGCAACTTCTATGACACGCTGGGCGTGTGCTACCGCCAGCTCGGATCCTTCGGCACCATGGCCATGGGGATGTTCGAGGACAGCAAGGAGGCGCTGCGCTGCTGGCCCTACCAGATCGGTGGCTACGCGGTTGCGAACAGCGCGCGCGGCTCGGTCGACACCCTGTACAACGAGTACTACCGCACCGTGCGCCAGCTCGTGCAGCAGTTTGGTCAAGACAACGTCAGCGACCAGGTGAAGAGCGCATGGGCCCAAGGCCGGCGCGAGCACCAGATCGAGGTGGTGCACGCGATCCAGCCCAACGGCGATTGGACCGGGGACTACGCGAACAACAAGGACATGCCGGTCAACTCCTGCTACTTCGAGAAGGGCGGGAACAATGACAAGCTGTTGCGCGAGACCGGCTTCGAGGAGATGCCGGCGATGTGCTTTCGCTGGGACATCCTGGGTGAGGATCCCTGGGGCACCGGACCCGCGCTGGATGCGCTCGGTGATGCCAAGGCGCTGCAATTCCGCGAGAAGCAGAAATCCAAGCGCATCGACAAGCAGAATGATCCGGCGCTGTTCGGCAATGGGAACCTCAAGGGCAAGCGCACGAGCCTGCTGCCCGGGGATGTCACCTACGGGGACTACCAACCCAACGGCAAGCCCTCGCTGCAGCCCATCCACGAGATCAACCAGGACATCGGTGCGATCCGCGAGGACATCAACGACTGTGAGCAGCGCGTGCGCCGCGCGATGTACGAAGACCTGTTCTTGATGCTGGCGCTGTCTGACCGCCGGCAGATCACGGCCGAGGAGGTGGCGCGCCGCGAGGAGGAGAAGCTAATCGTGCTCGGACCGGTGGTCGAGCGCATGAACAACGAACTGCTCAACCCCGCCATCGACCGAGTATTTGCAATGTGCCTGCGTGCCGGCCTGTTCCCTCCGCCGCCGGAGGAGCTCGAGGGCGAGCAGCTGCGCGTGGTGTACGTGTCACTGCTTGCGCAATCCCAGCGCCTGGTCACCACCAGCGCGATCGACCGCTACAGCGGATTCATCGGCGGCCTGGCCAAGTTCCAGGCGGATGCCGGGGAATCCGTCAGCGTCATCGACAAGCTCGACATTGACCAGGCGGCCGACGAATACGCGGATGCGCTCGGCGTGCCGCCAACGATCGTGCGCAGCGATGACCAGGTCGAGGAGCTCAGGGCCCAGCGTGCGAAGCAACAACAGATGCAGCAGATGGCGGCGGCGGCGCAACCAATGGCCCAGGCCGCGAAGGCTGCCAAGGATCTTTCACAGACCGAGGTGCGCGGGCAGAACATGCTCGAGCGGATGGTACCGGCATGAGCGAGGAGATCGAGCACGACAACGCGGCTGATCCGGTCGCGGTTAAGAAACGCGGCCGCAAGGCCAAACAGCGCGAGGAACAGGAGGCCGATGACCTGCGCGCCATCCTGGGCAACGCTGGCGGCCGGCGCTTTCTGTGGGCCGAGCTCTCCCGCCGCCGAGTATTCCAGACTGCCTTCCACACCGACGCCATGGTGTTCGCGCACAACGAGGGGCGGCGCTCCTCGGGCGTGGAGCTCATGACGCTGATCATCGAGACGGACCCCAAGGCCTGGATGCTCATGCAACAGGAGGCCGCGTCAACGGAGCTGTGAAGCCGAATTGGAATTCTGTTGACAGCCTAATTTAGGTTTGCCATCGCGACC